TATGAAACTGAACCAAATAATAGCTCTAGTTGCCATCATAGCTTTGGTGGCCATCTACATCGACCTACGCACATCCGGTGCCTTGAGCTTCAACCAGACCAATGTCAGCTCAGATACGGTCATCGTCAACCTACCGCCTCAGACCATCAACCTGCCACCTGGTCAGCCCATCAATATCATCAATCCCCCATTGCCTAGCGGTGATATCGACACAGGAGCGATTCTAAAGGCTTTTTTCCGTGAGCTGACATACTTGGATAGCTTGGAGAATGACACCGTTAAAATCGTTTTAAAAGAGGTCGTAGCGCAAAACACAGTTCTGAGCCGTGAGATATCATGGCGGCTCAAGCTTCCGATTTCAACTACCATAAATAAAAGCTACAAGAAATCAGCTGGCCTATTCGCTGGAGGCGCACTTAACAGCCAATCCCAAATAAGTGGGATGGTCGGTTATCTTAACAGCAACGATTTATTTTTCTTCGGTTCTTATGAACCATTCAACCGCCAATGGTCGGCAGGAGTGATGGTCCCTATCAAAAAGCGAGAATTTCGGCCTTTACCTTGAGCCAATATGCCGCACGATCAGGATCGTGGATGATTAGCCGTTCAACTTGGTCCAATGCTTTGTCCTTGGACATCTGCAATAAGTTGCCATACATATGGAACCAATGATGAAAAATCAACTCCTTGGCCTTATCCCTTTCACTCATGGTATCTGTAATATCTGATGCCTATTCTTTTCCTTGCTGACATAACTTACATGAACCCAAGCAGGGTTCTGGTCATTGCCATATTCCCAAATCAACTGGTCAAAGTCAAGGTTGCGAATGATCCAAAAGTAAATATCCTTATTGGTTAAACCATTGTCGAAAATATCAGCGTCAATATCAATCGCCTGACCTTTCATATGCTGGCTGGACTTACTTCCATTTACAGCCTTATTAAGCTCTGGACTGCGGTAAAAGGAACTGATACCAATCGGCTTGCCATGCCACGCACGGAGCGGCTCAAAGATCTGGTAAGCCACCAGCTCCATCGATTTAATAATCTCCGGGCTTGGCTGATTTGAAATTCCCAACCGTAAGGCAGTCTGGCTCTTGGTGGCCTCCGCTAGGCTGATATGTGGAGAGATTTTCATCGTATTCAAATTGTATCAATATCCTTTTATTCAGATCGTCTATGACCTTGGTCAGGTCTTGGGCATAATAAATCAACCTCATGCGGTTGTTAGGACCCATCTGCTCACGCCTGATTAAGTTCAGCACATTGCGCCTGTGGTCAACAAGCATATTCTGATATTCAAGCGAGTTCATCGGCATTGATGTCTAGTTCCTTCATATAACTGAAGACCTGCCTAATGGTATCCTCAACTCCATTGATATACTCACAAGAGTCACGATCAGTCAGCATGTCCTTAAGCAAATTATGTTTGATCTGATAGATAAGATATGCCATATCGGCCGCCTTGACGCATCTGCGATGCTCCAATTCCTGATGCGGATCGCTCAAGTCAAACTCTAACCTTGCCAATGCCATGATTCAAAGATAACCATCTGAATGTATCTTCCAAACCCTTATAGATATCAATCTGGGCATTCCAACCCAAAGCATTGGCACGACTCACATCCAATACCTTGCGAGTTGGACCTTCATAAAAAGAGCGGTCGTAACTGATCTTGCCGCTAAATCCTACTACCTCCGCTATAATATCCACAAGCTCACTAATGCTATACTCCCTGCCAGTGCCAATATTCAATATGCTGTCATCAGAATAACCACGCATGAAGTATATCATCGCCTTTGCCAAGTCATCAACGTGCATGAACTCACGCATCGCCTTGCCACTACCCCAAACATTAACAGTGTCAAAGTTCATCATCTTCATCATCAGACTCGGTATCACATGGCCGTTATTCATATTGAAGTTATCGCCTGGTCCGTATAGGTTGCAAGGCATTAAACTGATGAAGTCGCATCCGTACTGCTTGCGATAGCTTTCAACCATCTTAAGTCCAGCGATCTTGGCAACGGCATAGGGTTCATTGGTCTGATCCAAATAACCACTTAACAGATAATTCTCCTGAATAGGCTGCGGGCAATTCCGTGGATATATACATGAGCTACCCAAAAACATGAGCTTTGTCACATTGCACTTATGAGCCGAACTGATAAGATTCGTCTGAATCATCAAGTTATCAGTGATGAAATCAGCCCTGAATTGATTATTGGCCTTTATGCCTCCAACCTTGGCAGCGCAGATAAACACATACTCCGGCCTCTCCATCTTCATAAAATAATCAACCTTGGCTTGGTCTCGCAAGTCAAGTCGTACATCAGGAACTATGATATTCATGTAACCTAATCTACTCAACTCACGAACCAAGGCACTACCTACCATTCCGGTATGACCTGCCACATATATCTTACTCGTTTTTCGCATTCAGCATCTCATGTATTAATAAATGGACATCAAAGTAAGGCATCCAACCAAGCAAGTTGTAAGCTTTGCTCGCATCGCCTTGCAAGTGGTTTACTTCCGTGGGACGATAGTATCGCTCACGGCATTCAATGACTGTACCTAGCAGTGGATTGTAAGCGGTCCTATCCAAGCCCTCGCCTTGCCAGATCAAGTCAAAGCCAAGCTCCTTGAACACATAGGTGGCGAACTGCTCAACGCTCATGTTTAAACCTGTTGCCAGCACCCAATCTTGTGGTATCTCATGCTGCATCATCAGCCACATGCCACGCACATAATCCCTGGCATGACCCCAATCCCTAACCGCCTTGACATTGCCAAGGAGTATCGGACCACCTTCACCCTTAACCAATCGCTTGGCACCTTGGATAATCTTCTGCGTCACAAATGTCTCGCCTCTTCTAGGACTTTCATGGTTGAATAATATCCCATTGACGCAGTGCATATCATAAGCTCTGCGATAGGTAGCCATCAAATGATGAGCCATCACCTTTGCGCAGGCATATGGTGAGCATGGCTCAAATGGAGTCGCTTCGCTCTGGGGTGCCTTGGCATTTCCAAACATCTCGCTTGTTCCTGCCTGATAAATCTTCGTATCAAGACCAAGCAGACGCACTGCCTCAAGAATGCCGAGAATCGCAGTGCCATCCGCATTGGCCGTATAATAAGGAGTCTCAAAGCTAACAGCCACATGACTCATAGCTGCTAGGTTATAGATCTCATCATACAAATGCTTGCCAATGATCTGCATCATGTTGATGGGGTCAGTGACATCGCCATAGAACAGATGAAAGTGCTCATGGTCCATCAGATGATCGATGCGCCTAGTATTGATCTGGCTGGTCCTACGCTTGATGCCATGGACCTCATAGCCCTTGTCCAAGAGCAGTTCAGCAAGGTAGCTACCATCCTGACCAGTGACACCTGTTATCAGCGCACGTTTACCCAAGATTCCTTCCAATTAAAGTGAATACCCACTGCTGTCAATAATGAGGCAAAAGTCCCTACACGCCACCAATTCCTGCTACGCTTTAACTTGCTTTGAACTTGCTGGTTCTCCAATGCCATGTTCAGGTTATTATTTACAAGGCTATCATTATATTCCCTCAAGTCCTTAAGCTGATCAAAAGCAATCTCCTTGCTCTTATTAGCCTTGGCAAGTTCCACATAAATCAATGACAGTTCTGCCTTGGCTTTCTTGAGTTCAATACGGTCAAGGTCGCACTGCTCAAGGTCGGCAATCATCATCTCAAATAAATATTGAGGAGTGTAAATTACCGAATCATTCGAGTTCGTATCGCTTTGAGAGTATGTCATTGAACTGCTCAGAAGCAGCATGATTAATGTTATTGCGTTTTTCATGTTTGTAGATGATTATTGGTTTTTTGTCTTTTATGAATTTCAAATCATTATTGGCCGAGATTAGTTGAGCATTCTCGTTTAGCATCAAATCATTGAAGGTGTCAAGCTTTTTATTCTTGTCATTCAAATCCTCGATTTGCTTTTTAAGTTGGAATATCTCTTCGCTCAATGCTTTTTTTTCCTGGTGCATCAATCTTCCAAGATTGGCGAATACCAGCGTTGCGATTACGAAAACCGCTGTTGTCAGTTTGTAGATCATTGGTTTATATGTTTAATGGTGATTTGCATTCAACCATGGCCTTCATCCGTTCCTGGTTAAGCCACTTAAAATATCGCATTAGCCTTGCGCCAGCTTTTAATAAGCTTGTGAATCTTGATGCTTTCATCTCTTGTGAATTTGTCATATTCTACTTTTTGCATAAATGTTTCCTCATCAATCCCGGTGGCAAGCAATAATAACTTGATGTTTAATCCGAGTTCTAGGGAGTCAATGATGTAGTCCTGAAGCTTGATTTCCTGCATTGATTATCTCTTGTAATACTTCTTTTTTATAACCAAGGGCCAAAGCTAATTGATTAAGTTCGTTTTCGTTTAGCACCGACAAATCTTTCAAGGCCTGGTAGAACTTATTGCGAGGGATCCCTGTCTTTGTGATCAGGAACTCCTTCTTGTAGCCGCTCATCTTTATGAGTTCATTAATCGTAACCATGGGCCAAAGGTATAAATTCGTAATTTCAAGGCAATAAAAATTTAACGCTTAAAAATTATTGTGCTGTAAATCAGTGCAATAAAGTTATTTTTAGCCCTTTTGCTTGTACATTACAAAATTGTACTAATTTAGCCCCATCAAACTAAACCAAACACCATGAAACCACTATTCGCATTCCTTGCCGCCTTCGTAGCAATGGCCGCAGCAGATCAGGAACAAATCATCACAGCTCTTATCTTTATGTGCATCAGTGTCTATTTCTTCCTTAAATCACTACAAAATGAGCAACATTGAAGACTACAACCGACAAATTACAAAGGGAGTACCATTCAAATTAGAACGCAACGAAACAATCAGAGGTGGCCTAAACCATGACCTCATCGCTCGACTCAGAGACTACTGGAGGATGCACGGCTATCCAACCGATCAAGACTATATCAACCATACCAAACACCTAAAACTCCAAAACAAATGATCGAACCAAGAGCCAACTCACGATGGGTCAACATCTACTCAGGCGAAAAAGTCACCATACAACGAGTATATCATGGCATCATCTACTATAAAAAAGACACAGCAAATATCACCATTGACCCACTAGAAGCTTACACCAGCTTTATCAAACCAACCTACGTATTCATCAAAACTTACAAACCATTAAACCATTAACACCATGTCTGACAAACTAACACACTGGAAACAGCTCAAGAATCCAGATTACATCGGAGCCTATGCGCTCCAACCTGGCGAGGAACTGATCCTCACAATCAAATCATGCGGCCTCGAACAAGTAGTAGGAACCGATGGCAAAAAACAAGACTGTCTCGTAGTGCATTTCATGGAGCCAGTCAAGCCGATGATCTTAAACAATACCAACGCAAAGACCATTACCAAGATCCACGCTACTCCATACATGGAGCAGTGGCAGGGCAAGAAGATCCAAATATTCGCACGCAGGATCCGTGCCTTTGGTGAGGATGTCGATGCGCTCCGTATCCGTGACTTCGTTCCCAAGGTAGCAACCATTGACCCAGCCAAAGCAATCGCAGCCATCAACGCCTGCATCACCTTGGACCAACTCAAGAAAACCTACACCTCGCTAACTAAAGATGAGCAAGGTCATCCGGATGTCATCAAGGCAAAGGATGCAAAGAAGGGAGGTCTAGCATGACCCATCAACTAGAAATATGGATTGAGAACGGTGGCCGTATTCTTGACGCAATAGTCGAGGTCAATGCCAACTATCACGATGCCACCTATTGGACATCGCCCAGCTGCGACTATTCATGGAAGTGCCTATCATTAACCGAAACCCTAGCCGATGGCGATGTGGTTGAACTCGACCCCAAGGATTACGAGGCCGAGATAGATGAGAAAGTGGGGGACCTGGTATGAGCAAGGTAGATGAGGCAATTAAGCATCTGGAGGCAAAGCAGTCGGTCCTAGTCGAGCGATTCATCTACTCGGCTACTGATGGCAAAGCCCATGAGGTATCACGAATGGTCAATGAGCTGACCATGGCCGCTTGGGAGATCGGCTTCCTAAAAGGACTAGAACTGCACGGCCCAGGCAAGAATGAAGAATTTGCACAACGAACCATTAACAAACTAAAGTCATGATCATACACAACTGCGAGCAAGGTAGCCACGAATGGCACCAGCTCAGACTCGGTAAACTAACTGGATCTCGACTCAAGAAGATGTTCGCCAAAGACAACCTATCACTAATCGATGAAATCATAGCCGAGGAAGAGGTAGGCATGATCGATGATGATGAGTTCATAAGCGAAGAGATGCAGCGAGGCATCGACATGGAACCGCTAGCCATCCAAGAATATTGCAACATCACGGGACATGACGTAGATCATCCGTGCCTCATCCAGTCAGAAGATTGGACAATTTTAGTCCAAAGTCCAGATGGCTACATCGGAACGGAAGGGGCTGTCGAGATTAAATGCCCCAAGACCAAGAACCATATTAAGTACATCCGACAAGGCAAGATTCCAAACGATTACAAAGAGCAGATATGGTCCTACTTCCTGGTCAATCCCGACCTCAAATGGGTGGACTTCGTAAGCTTCGACCCACGCCTGGCAAAAAAACCCATCTGGATCCTGCGAATCAATCGTGAAGATGTGGCCGATGATCTTGAAACAGCAAAGGTCGAACTGATTAAATTCATTAACAAACTAGAGCAGTATCGCTCTGAAATATTCTTTTAACATGAAACACTATAGATACAAATGGCCATCAGTATGGGACCAATACGGAGTTCCACGCCACGCCCCACGATTCTCTCAACGCTGGTCGGAAGCAAATATCATCAACTACATCAGCCAAAAGCCAATGAAAAGGGATGATATCGAATACTACTTTCGAGTCACTCCAGAGCATGCCTTGTACCTTGAGCTTAAAGCAAACTACCCAAAACTAAAAGCATGGCTAAAAGAGTGAATTTTAAGTGGACATCAGCGCACCAGCGGTTTATCATGGACAATCCCATGAAATCAGATAGACAGTTGGCACAGCTTCTTAACACTACTCGCAAAGCAGTCGAAAAGTTCAGAAGCCGTTATGGAATGAAAAAGTCTGAAAGCTTCATGCAGCTATGTCGCACCAATAACAAGTTGGTTGGTGGCGGCAGGCCGATTAAAAAACTATTTAATGGAAGAATTTAATATATATAAAAAAAAATTGGAAATAAAAAACATCGCTTTTTTAAAACCAATTTTATGTGCCGTAATATCTTGGTCTGAAATAACTAAAAAGCTGAATAAAGTAAGGGGTAGATATTTTGTTTATTTGCTCCTAAACAATGATGAAGTTATTTATGTAGGTAGGTCTTTTAATCTCTTTGAAAGATTAAGTTGGCATAAATACAGAAAAAATTTTAAACATGTTTATTTGGCTGAATATGAAACATACGCTGAATGTTGTCAAGCCGAAAAGCAAATAATAAAATATTATTCTCCAGTTGAAAATAGGTTGTGGGTTAATTATGGGATTTAACTACACTATTAACGCACCTTTCTAAACCACCACCCCATCCACAATCTGAAAAGAATTGACCTGGAACGAGCCGTCATCGTTTAAATCCACGGTGGCGGCTCCTTGTGTCCATTGATTCAGCACGCCAGTATATCTTGGCTTCAAATACGCCAAACAACCCAACGCCCAGGCACCGTGAACCTCATCAGCAAGGTTCCTGCTCGTATCAGTCTGGTTCTTGTGCCAGTGGCCGAAGATCACATTAACGCCCACCCTCATCCTGACCTGCCTGGCTATGTTGACCGTGCCGCTTTTCAACCCCAACTCATGGCCGTGAGCGATCCAAAGCTTCCCAAACCTAGCCACCTTATGCTCCGGAACATGGATGATGTCATGCTCGGCAAGCTCCAACTGCGTAGGTATGTCCATCCCAAACAGCTTGACAAGCTCCGGTGCCTTGCTCGCCACATAAGACTCTAATCTTTTCTCATGGTTGCCATCCTTCCAATAAATAGGAATGTCTGGAAATAGCTTCCTCAATGACTTCACAAAGCTGCGACCCACCTCGATCTCATCTCGCAGGTAGCGGCCATCAGGCATCTTTTCAAAGCGACTCACATCTTCCAAATCCATTATGTCACCGTTCAAGTAGATCCCATCAACCCCACGCTTCTTGAACTCCGCAAAGCAAGCCTGAACAGCAAACTTATCATGGTACGGCAAATGGATATCATTGCAGATACCAAGCTTCTTG